GGACCACAAGCGTCCCAATTGGTGGGATGAATACAATTCATCACCACCACCTGAAAGAATTTTACCAGATAAAGACCTAGTGTTGTCAGTTCAATCGTCATCATCGTCTTTGAAGAACGTACCAAAAAATCCAGAGTCTCCTGGTTTACGATCTTCTAACTTATCAAACATAGTATCAATAGTTTGAATATGACTCAACTCATGCATCAACTTAGCAATCTGAGTGCAGACAGTTGAACGTTCACCTCTAGCAGCAAATGCAAGTGCATTCCTCAGTGATTGTTCTGCCTCCTTAAGAGAGTCTTCTACAGACTTACTTAGTGCCATCCTTGTCCTCCAACTTTACACGATATACGGTTCTCCTAGCAAACCGTTGATCAATCTTCAGTTTACCGATATACAATGCTGCGATCCAAACGGTGAAAAGAAACCCGTCGAACCAAGTCATTGTGTTCCATGCTTCTACTGCAGCGTCCATCAGACATCTCCCTCTTGACGATTTTCAGAATAGTGGACATCAAACTCTCCACCAGGATAACGTTTCTGAAGTTTCTCCACATTCATCTCAATGATTTCATCTAGAGAAGTATCCAGTGCCATGCATCCCTGCATAACATACCACATGACATCACCAAGTTCACGTTTCATGTGATAGATGTTGTCTTCATTGACTGGTTTGCCTTGGAAGACAATCTTCTTTACGATCTCAGTAAACTCACCTGCCTCTGCACAGATACCCAGAGCAGCAGTAAGATACCGTTGAACAGCAAACTTACGTTCTTCAATAAGTTCTACAGATCGTTGTCCAAATTCATATGCATCCTTGCTCTCAAGAGAAGTGACAGCATTGACGAACTCTTCATACTTGTTGTAATCAACAGACATAATTAAACACGAAAATGAATAGGGGGATCATTGTTTTCTGGTAGAGATTTTTGTTTCTCTTGCTCCAAAAGATCTGGATGCGGTGCATACAAGGGACCTTCATAGTTCCCTGCAAATTCCACATTTGTAGTAGGAAGTTCTTTAGGAATCTGAATGTCAATGCACTGACCAGGAAGAAACTGATTGAGAGTATACACTCTGTTCTTAGGATCAAATGCTACCATCATTTGAGCATCTTCTAGTCTACCACACTGACAGATTCTTTTACCAGTAGTTTTATCAACTACATCATAGTAGTCTTGTGATTGATACTTTCTCATCCGAATTGCAGTTTAGTAAACTTATCTTTGAATGACTTCTCTTCATTATATTCTGTATCATCACCTTTGTCAAGGATATCTTCCTGTGCAGATTGCTCACAATCGTAGAGACGCATCTTGGCACGATCGATACCAACAACAAATCTTTTGTTGACAGCAAGATCATTGTACCGATTCTTCAACTGCTTCACCATAATCTGTCCCAGCCCTTCCAGTTCCTCTGTAGAAATAAGGGCGAACATAAGATCAGCAGTAGCAGGGAGACCAAAGGATTCAGAAGTGTCAGTGAGGTCAACATCGCTGCTAGCATAACCAGAACGAGTGGTCTGCGTGGCAGAAATGATAGGGACGTTTGCTTCAACAGCCAACCCTCTAAGTTCCTCAGCAATTGACTTAATATACGAATAAGAATTGACAGAACCAAGTTTGCTATAGCGGGAACTAGCACAAATATTAAGATAGTCAATGAAAATAATATCCGGTCTAAATGACCGTTTGAGTGCAAGTTCGTTAAGAAGTGCTCTAAAGTGTCCACTGTGAGCTGATGCTGTGGGATATTCTTTGATGATCAAAGTGCCTTGGGTTTTCTTACAAAGACTACCCACCTTACTCTCAAACATCTGCTTTGGAAGATCGGTGATATCTTGAATGTTTACGTTCAGTAAGTTTGCGTCAATTCGTTCAGCAATCTTTTCTTCTGCCATTTCCATTGTAATGTACAGAACGTTCCTCCCTTGGAGCAACACGGAGCTAGCAACATGGCACATGAATAGAGACTTGCCGACACCCGTACCAGCAAGAGCGACGTTAAGAGTCTTAGGAGGTAAGCCACCTTTCGTAATCTTGTTAAGGTATTCGAGATCAAATGGGATTTTGTCTTCCTTTTTGTGATAGAAGTCATATCGTTTTTCGTAATCCTCTAAGTAATCGTGTCCAATGTTGTTATCAAAACAAACTGCAAGTGCTTCTTGCAGGATGGATGGAATAGCATCCCTATTCTTCTTCTCGTCACCACCATCAGCAATGCCGATAGACTCCATTAGTGCCAAGTATATAGCACGATCTTTGCACCATTTTTCAGTGGCATCAGACAACCATTCTTGGTTGATTTCTTCCTCCACACATCCATCAATTACTTGTTGAACTTCACGATACTCAGTCTCATTCAGATCACTTCTATTCTTTACTTCAATAGATAAAATCTCTTGAGAAGCAAGTTTATCATAATTGGAAATAAAATCAGAGATCTCCTCATAGATGACTCTCTCTTTCTTTTCTTCAAAGTAATCTGACTTTATAAAAGGTATAACCTTTCTAAGATAGTCTTCATTATGAAGAAGATTAGAAAGGATAGTCCTCTCAATCCTATCCTTCATAATCAACCACCATACGAGAATTCTTTCTGTGCAGTTTCATCAAGTGCCTGCATCACTTCAGCATTAAAATACTTCTCTGGATTCTTGTATACTTCTTTGGCATACACCTTCTTGCCGTTGATCTCATATCGACCAGCAACATTTTTCCAGAGACCACCGATCTCTCCAAGTTCAAGCAAACCATAGTATCGATCCAATCCACGATCATCGTAGTATAGACGAATCTCTACAGTCTTGTTCTCTTTACTCAGACGCGACTTAGCAGTCTTTGCCTTGATAATGTTTCCGACAATTTCTGTTCCGTCTTTCTCTTTTTTCTTGCTGAGATATACGATGGTACTGGCAGCATACTTAAGACCAGAACCACCACCCATCTCTTTAGTAGGAACATAAGAACCGATGACATCATAAGTGTGGTTCGTGACAATCATAGGTATATTAGCCTGACCAAGCTTCAATGTCAACATGCGAAATGCACCTTTGACCAGTTGTGATTTTGTCATATCACGAACTTGCTTATCGTTCAGAGCATCAGTAATCTCTTTCTCAGTAGACAACATACCAAGAGAATCCAACACAAACATACAAGGTTTGCGTTCGTCAGCGTCCTTCTTCAGGTAGATATCAACTGCCTTCAGTGCCTTCTGACGGAACTCTTCTACAGTCACCACATTGACCACAACCAGACGATTCAAGTCAATATCACGACTCTCAAGAAGAGACTTATTAACTGCTGCTTCAGTGTCAAAGTACAGACAGTAACCGTCAGGATTGTTATCCAGAAAATTCTTAACCACAGCGAGACTAAAGAAAGTCTTGCCAGTAGAAGACTCACCAGCAATGGCAGTAATCTTGTTACCAGATACACCCCCAAAAATGCTACCTGATACAAGTCCGTTAAGAATGTACGAACCCGTGTCCACATAAGTTTCAGTATCGTCAATATCGGATGCGAGTTTTGTATAGTCATCCCCGATCTCTTTTACGATGTCTTTCAAAAAATCCATTAGATTACAAACCCAAACTGTTCACGACAAATCTTTTTATATGGACCACCGGGGTTCTCATCACGAACCTCTTTCACTTTCTTCAGTTTTTCATACAGAGCAGTATCACCACTCAATCGTAAAGCACTCACAATAGTAGCAAGTTCTTTATCGTTGACAGGTAAGTCCATCCTATTTACGTAGTGTCTTCAGGTATTCTAGCACATTCTCACGTACATACATCAGTTCGTGAAAACATTCCTCAGAGTGTGCGAAAGATCTCAGATTGGGATCTGGCTCTAAAACACTTTCAATAAAAATATCTAATCCTCGGTTCCACCTTTCGTTGTCAGTCATGAGAAGAATAGTTCTAGGTTTACAGTTTTTTCCACGTTCCAACCGATAACATCAAGGATTGCTTTCAGTGGATCGAGAAAGGATTTGGTAAATTGAAGTTCGTAATCAACATACTTATTCAAGTCAAGTTCCTTGGGGAAGTCTTGAATGAATGAAATAACATTTTCACGCATTGGATTTGGACTGGTGAGATAGCAGAATTTAATCTTCTCACCGTTGTCAATAAAAGAATACTTGTTTGTAAGTTTCTTTTCCTTGATCATATGGTTATAAAGCAAAGCACCACGAATATGAATAGGTGTCCCCTTCACATAGATGGTGCTAGAACCTTTGTACTTCTGAACATCAGAAGCACTGCGAGGAAATGATACATCCTCTGGTGGAAGAGACTTGAACTCTGAACGACACTTGTCAATGTATTCGATGACATCTTCCTCAGTGCCACTCATCATTAGTTTGAGTGCAGACTTAATCATATCACGACATGCCGATGGTGTCGAGGACTTGACTGCCTCAATACCCATGATCTTAAGTTTTGGTTCAGAATATGCTACACCCTCACTATTCCATACGTTGAGAATATACCGTTTCTTGGCAGTCCAAATACCACGATCGGCAATGTTCTCACGTTTCATTTGCATTTTTTGGTCGTACGCATTAACGTACGTCGCCAACCTTTGATATGAACGTTCGATAAAAGGTTCCAGTTTCTCTTGGCAGATCTTATCAAGTAACGCCACAACTGCTGCTTTGTCGCCAGACTTAGCACCAAAAAATTTATCAACAACAGGTCCAAGATTAAGGTAAATTGAATCGGTGTCAGATGCAATTACGTAATCCTCTTGTTCGGTGGATAAGAGTTTATTTAGATACTCATTCATCTTGTTCTCAATCCAACGAATTGAGACTTGACCTGAGAGTGTGATTGCCTCAGCATTTGCTAGTTTGTAATACCTGAAGTATTGATTACCAATAGCACCATAAGCAGAGTTAAGAGCAATCTTCTTCGCCATTTGAATGTTGTTACATCTGGCGATCTCTTTTTTAAGTGCATCAGTAGGAGTCTTCTCATACTGCTGCTTTGCTTTGAGCATCCGTTTCTTAAAGATGACACGTTCACCATACATCTTATCCATTAGTTCAGGCAGGAACCCACGCACGTCCTTACGATACATGGCACCGTTAGCACAGACTGCATAGTCCTTGTGCATCTCAAAGCTTATCTCCTCCGCAAGGATTCGATCAACACTTGACGTTGGGTGTCTCTCTTCCAGGAGTGTTTCTGGCGAGATGTTGTACTGCATAATAAGGTGAGGGTAGAGACTGTTAAGGTCAAAAGACACAACCCAATCATACTTTCCCGGAATCGGTTCCTTGACATAGGCGCCTGCATACTTTTCACTCTTCGACGAATTGACTTTAGGTGGAATTACAATGTCTCTTTTCTTGAGGTAGTTATAAATGATAGTATCCCACATACGAACCTGATAGAATACATCGGCATAATTTACCTTTGCATCGTATGCCATAGTGATGGCAAGTTCGATGAGTTTCATCTTGTCCTCAAGACGATCGACAAGTTCCACGTCAATTATATTATATTCAACAAACTTCTGCCACCCTTGTGTGTAGAAATCCTTAAAAGTGTCGAACTCAGAGTGATCTAATTTCTTCTGTCCCAACTCAACGTTGGCAATATGATCAAGACGATATGACTCTTGGTTTGTATATGTAAACTTTCGGTATAATTCTAGGTAGTCTAGTTGAGTGATACCACCCACGTCATACGTCTTGTACTTTCTACCTTTGATAAACAATTCTTTCTCACTCACCAAACCCCAGGGAGAGAACCTACGGCACCTCTTCTCCCCTAGAACACGGTCAATACGTCCTACCAGGTATGGAATATCGAACAGCTGGATGTTCCATCCAGTAACCACGTCAGGCATGTTATCTTCCCACCACTGACTGAAGTCAGACAGCATGGCATGCTCGTTACTGAACTGTCGATACTCAACCTTTGGATGGTTGTTCTTGAAAGGACCTACACCCCATGTGATGATTGCCTTGGTTGTGTAATCCTGAATAGTAATCAGCAGCAACTCTTGGTCTGCTGTCTCTACGTTAGGAAATCCATTCTCAGATTTGGTCTCGATGTCAATCGTTACCAAACGAATCTTACTAATGTCAAACTTGATCTCTTCTTCTGGATACTTCTCAGCAATATACTGATAGATGTATCTCTCATTACCATAGACACTGAAGTTATCAATATCATCATACTTCTTGATAAACTCACGGCAGTCCCTGACTGTGCCAGGTTGAATAGACTGAACATAATCACCCTCTAGGGTTCTGTACTTAGTCTTCTTCTTTGACTGCACAAAGAGAGTTGGTTGAAATTCCTCACGAACCATGAAATGTTGACCATTCTCATAGCCACGGACGAGGAACCTGTCCCCAACCATCTGAACATTAGTGTAGAACTTCATTCAATCTGTTTTAAGTATTTGTCAAGTAGTTCACCCTTGGGGTCAACAAAGGTCAAGACATCATCCGACCTAATCATTATATCAGTTTGGTTGGTGAAATCCAACCAGTCTGTAATCTCAAGTGAGGGTCTCTCAACCAGATATGGTTTGAGCAACCTGCAATCAGGTTCACCAATCTGTCCTAAGACTTCTTCAACCTGAGCAATTAACAGAGCATTATTCTTCAGTAGAAGACACTTGATCGCCATCGGTTCCATTAGTACATTCCTCATACATTTCTACAAGATCCTTGATTGGATTCACATAAGTGACAATCCAGTCCTTAGGAACTACCATCCTCTTATCAATACTCAAAGGCATCCAAGACTCTAGTCTAATATCTAGCTTCTCTGGTTTGTTGACACCTTCTGCAAGGAATACATTCTGTGGCATAGCAATTGCCACCAGTGGACTCTCAAAGACATATCCTTTGATTTCTTCATCCTGAAGAATCTCTTTCAAATCAGTTAGAACTGACTCACCAGACTTCAGTAATACAAGTTTGACAGACATAAGTTACTATAACCTCAATACATTATACCAATAAAAAAGAGGGGAGTCAACTGGATTGTGCCAGTCTCCCCTCTGTTGCGACAACGATAGTCAATCTATTTAGAGATAGTCCTTTCTTTGATGACCTTCTGGTACGATCTTGCGTAGACTCACGGCTAGAAGCCCATCCTCAAAAGTAACTGATCCAACTTCCGTCTCATCACTGAGGGTCCAAGATCTGGTGAAAGATCGTTGAGCCAGTCCTCTATGGATGAATGTGCTTTCTTCGTCCTTGCTGTCGTCCCTGGTTCCTTCGACGAAAAGTTTTCCATCTTGGGTGTAGACATGTACTTCCTCCTTTTTAAATCCAGCTAGTGCGAGTTCTAACCGAGATTCTACATCACTAAGTTGCACAAGATTGTAGGGTGGATAGTTTGACTGCTGTTGTTGAGCAAACAGACGATCAAAATACTCGTCCATACCAATGCTGTTTTTCGTAATACGATCCAACAATTGATTTATGTTGGCAGCATTGTACCTCGTAAGGTTCGTCATTTGAAGTTTCTCCTAGATAGCGAGATTACGTTGTGTGGACCCTTGCGGCATCCAATACTATTTAATCACACAATCTAGAAAGACGGGGTGATGATCCCCGTCCATATTTATTCGGATATCACGATCAACATTCACTTACGATAGCGTTGACCGAACCATGTAGTTCCTTAGGGGTAGACTTAATCAAGAAGTCACACCAGAACTTTTCATCAGTAGAGCACCATGCACTATCTTCATTCTTGCGACCATCAGGAAGAATGATATTACTCTCCTGACAATACGCATTAGTAAACTTGATCAAACGTGCTAGAGGAATAATAACATTCTCCCCACGGAATGCTTGAGAACCTTTTAACCAAGCAGCAGATTTGGTCTTGCGTTGATGCCACATATACTTGAAGACTTCATCAACAAGTAATTCAAATGTGGTATTGTTTTTAACAGCAGTGGACTCAATTTTATCTGCAAAGAGATGAAGGAATTGAGTAACAGCCTTGATTGCCTTACCACCAATAATTTTGTCATTAGCAGGCAAATACTTGTTAAGCAACTTCAGTGCAAGAGAAGTATACTCTTCGTTAATTTGCATGGCAGATTTTACCGCCCATGGTGTGTCACAAACACGACTGAAATGTGCGAGTTGTGGGAAGAGATGCATTTTTCCCTTCACACCAATACCATGTGACAGAATGAAGTTGGTGTACTTGATGTCATCTGGATCACCAGAAACAAATGCTGAACGACCTGCTTGGTGTGCTTTCTGTCGGGCTACTTTCTGAGCATCAACATGATGATCATATGCTTCAGCAGTAATCTGCTCTTCTTCTGTGTAGTCTTCATCAATCAGTTTGACATTGGCAGGAATGCAAGCATCTTCACCAAGACAAAAGAATGCCATGATTACACGATGCTGACCCTTCTTGACAATGAAACGACCAGTCTTAGGATCGTAAACTACATCGAGATTATTAGAAGCATCATAACTATAACCTTGACTATACTCAATGTTATTATGGATCTGAGACCAATTGATCTCATCTGCTCTATTGTAAGCAGCATCGCCCCAACAAATAGTAACAGGGATCATGCAAGGAACTGCTTGATCTACTTCAAATAGATCAGCAACAGCAGTCCAATGCGGAATTTTGGGTGGTTTTTGAGGTAAGCCAGACAGAGAATTAAGAGCAACTCCATAGTTGCGATATTCTTCTAACTGTGTATCTTTAACTTCTTTACTTGCCTCATCGACAAGATGAATAAGAATACGCTTCTTTACAGCGACAATCTGCGTAGCAGTCATTTAATACTCCGTTATAAAAGTTTTAGAGAATAGTGTTTCCGACGCAGGTGTTTTAGGACCTACTTGAAACAACTGAGTTTAGTTCATGACTGAACTGAACATATTATATATCCTCAGAAGAACTGTGTCAACCCCCCAGACAACCTTTTTGTTGCAAAATCTACATAATCTTCATCGATATCATATCCAATATAGTCCCAACCCACATTCTGTGCTGCTACTGCAGTAGTCCCTGTCCCCATGAAAGGATCAAGTACAATGCCAGTATCCTTACCGGTCAATTTCAAACAGTCTTCAGCAAGTTTGACTGGGAAGGTAGCAGGATGCTTTCCTCTCAGTTCTTTACTGTTGATAGTTTCATATGGAACAAACCAGCAGTTACCTTTGTCTCTTAAATTTGGTTTTGTTTCTGCCGTATTGTTTCCACGAATGTTTGCTTCATAATATTCGTAAGGAACACCCACAGATAATCTATCAATATCTACCTTACCAGTCTTAGTAAAATGAAATAGATGTTCCCATGTGGGACATACAAATCTTTTACTATTGATTGGTTTAAAGTGACCACTTGTTTTGCCACTCACATGAATAGATTTCACCCAGTTAATATGATTTTGCAATTTCCAATCGTTTCTAAGTGCAAAACCCACTTCCATACCAACCCATGGATCAACGTTGGAATATCCCATGTTGACAAACAAATGACCATCATCTTTGAGAACACGTTTGCCTTCACAAAAGATCTTTACCAACCAGTCAAGATATTCCTGACGTGGTTTGTTGTCAGCATAACTACCGTATTTGATGTCTAGATTGTACGGTGGAGATGTGACGATAGCATCAATGCTACCGTCCTCCAGTTTTTTCATACCATCTAAGCAATCTTCAAGATACAGCATCATGTCCAAAGTAGAAGTTAGTCCACTTGTCATTATAACCTATACTGCATGACTTATGTCGTTTATGCATTTCAACACCATCTCTAAATGTAACATACACATTAGGAAAGTCTGTTGCATCAACTAACAGAAAGATCAGACTATTCTCTTTGCAAATTCTCAATGATTCTTCAGGATCAATCTTTCTCCCAGAACCTACCATGTAAGATGGACAGAATTTAGTGGAGTGTCTAGACCACATTTTTTTCTCAATGTTTTTATCTTCACCAACAAAATCTCTAAACTTTTCATCAACATACGTTAGAGTCGGGAACCACTTCTCAGATACATATGTGGTCATGAGAGATGAAGATGTTCTACCATCTTTCCTGATCTTATTAGTCATTGATTTGACAATGCTCTTAAGACATTTGGGATGAAAAAATTCATCCACCTTAAAGGAGTAAACTTTATCGAGTTCGATCATGGATCGGATGTCTTTACCAATCCATTATAGCATCATCAACCTTCTTCTTGGGTCTTCTTCCGACCAATATTATATTTGGTCTCAAGCACCCATAGTCCCTTATCTTTAAATGACAATACCTTAATTTGATTAAGAGGTGCAATATCCGAAATTGTAGTAGAATCAACAATCTCGATTAGACCCCAGTCCGCAAGTAACTGTACAATTCTGTTTCTACGTTGAAC